CAATAATGTCCTGGTCGGTGTACGCAACCCCAATCGGTTTGGTATTCGCCATGATGTGTCCTTAAAAAACGGGGGCCGTAGCCCCCATTCAAACTTAGGCGATCTTGTACACCGTGTAGGCGGCGTCGCCGGTCTTGCGGAACCGGAAGACGGCGCTGGAGGTGATAGCCACGGCCACGAAAGCGTTGCCGCCGTCGGTGATGCCAGTGGCGGTCGCCAGAGTCACGGTGCCAGAAGACGTACCAACGTTGACCACAGCCAGATCAAACGTGCTGCCAACGGTAGCGTTGGGCACAGCAGCGTCGATCAGAGCGCCCGTGGGCAGCGTGTAGGTCGCAGCCGAGGTGCTGGGGTTAGCCACCAGCCAGTTGCCCGTGACTTGCGCAGCGGTCAGAGTGGCCGTAGAAGTCGCGGTTTGGGGAGCGGCCAGAGCGCCGAGGACGGTTTCGTTGCGGTTGCCTGCGCCGACTTGATAGCCGCCGCCACCATTAGGGAGAGCCATGATAGTTTCCTTTCAGTATGAGATCGAAGAAAGGGGCCGAAGCCCCTTTTCGGATTAGCCCCAGATACGAGCGGCCATCTGCGGACGGATGACGCTGTAGCCGTACAGAACGTCAATACGGCAGGGCATACGGTCGTTGTTGATGTCGTACTGACGAACAACGCGCAGGCTGATGCCGTTATGAACCGCACGGGCTGCCATGTCAACGCCTTGCGGCAGCAACAGGTCAGCAGTGGCGAACGTGATGGCGTCCTTGTGGTAGACCAGGTTCTGAGCGTACTGACCGGAGGCAGCACCCAGGAAGGTCACGGCGCTGCTGGAGGTCGGCAGGGCCGACACAGTAGCCAGAGCGTGCGATGCCGAGTAGATCGGGGAGATCGTCACGGTCCAGTCACCAGCCACAGCGGTAGCGTCAGCCAGAGCCACGAACTGATACAAGGAGCCGGTGGACTCACGGGTCTGCGGGTTGACCGCATACACGCCAGCCACGGTGAACACGTCACCAGCCTTGATGGTGGTGGTCACAGAGCCTTGGGTCAGGACGATGCTGGAAGCGCCTTCCGAAGTGATGGTGGTCTTCACGGTGGTGGAGGCCGACGCATCGCGGGTGCCGCAGGTGTGAACCTTGATCGACTGAGACATGTTGACTTCGTCGAAGCCCAGAATGCCTTCGCCCATCATGCCGTTCTTGAACTGGCGCGAGATCGTGCCGGTCGGGTTGAACAGACCCTTCATGCCTTCGACCAGAGCGGCGTTGGCAGCGGGGTTCACGGTGGCGTAGCGAGGCGACATCACAGCGGCGTTCTCGTTCAGCTTCTGCTGGGCTTGCAGCAGAACCAAAGAGGTGCCGGGCGTGGTGCCAGGAGTGCCGACGGAGTTGCCGATGGTCTTGTACGCGTTGGCAACATCAGCATCAATGCTGGAGGCCAACTGGCTGATACGAGGCTTCAGCACGCGCTCTGCGAAGTCGTCCAACTGCATCGTCAGTTCGGCGGAAGTGAAGTTCACGCCGATATGCTTTTGCGAGGCGACAGACAGGGTGGTGTACTGCTCGTTGTCGTCCTGAACTTGCAGGGCGGCACCGTCAGTCACCAGAGCGCGGTCGGGCAGGCGGATACGCAGGGTAGAACCGATCTTGGCACCTTCGACAGCGAAGCTGTCGTCGTACTGACGGTTCACGTTGCGGGTGAGCACCAGGTTGTTCTCGAGAATCTCGAGAGCTTTCCGGGTGATCATGTCGATCGTAAGAATCGAATTGGACATGTTATTCCTTTCGGTTAAGTTGTGTTAGAATCCAGATTCCTTAGCCACCTTGTGAGGTACAGCATGTTGAGCATAGAAGTAGACGGAATCGAGTACCGATTCTTCAACCACCTTTTTGCCGTTTCGCGCTGCGGAAAAGCTCTCAGAAAGCTCCAACCGTACACCCCGACTTTGCGAAAAGACGGTTACTTGACGCTCGGACGCGGTAACAACCTTATGCATCGAATTGTGGCGGCTTGCTGGCTGGAGTCGTTTGACCCTAAAAAGCAAATTCATCACATCAACGGCGTTAAGTCTGACAACCGAGCGGAAAACCTGGAGTGCTTGACACCCAAAGAACATCATGGCGAACGCCATGCTGATCTTCACGGCCACTACGTTCGCACCGACGAAACGCGAGAAAAGATTCGGCAAGCTCGATTGGGCAGCG